TGACAGTGCAACCATTACATGTGAGTGGCTTAAAAATTATTAATAGGAGTAGCATATGCCAAACACTACTTCAGGAACAGCAACGTTCGATAAAACTTTTTCTATTGAAGAAATAATAGAAGATGCTTACCAACGTGTTGGTGTAGATCAATTAACCGGCTATCAACTTAAATCAGCTAGACGTTCTATAAATATAATGTTTCAAGAATGGGCTAATAGAGGTTTGCATTATTGGGAATTAAAAGAAACTAATATTGATTTAATAGAAAACCAAGCTGAGTATCATTTTTTTAGAAGTGCGGCAGACGACACTGCTGATTCTAATCGTGCTCAAGCAACAACAAATCAAATAGAGTCTACTATTTTTGGAATGGATGATGTTTTAGAAGCAACTTTTAGAACTAATAGAACGCAAAGTTCACAGCAAGATGTAGCTTTAACAAAAATAAGTAGATCAGATTATTCTGCACTAGCTAACAAATTACAAGTAGGTACACCAGTACAATACTATGTACAAAGATTTATAGATAGAGTTACCGTTACTGTTTATCCAGTACCTAATTCTTCAGCAGCAAGTTCTGATATGCATCTTTATTATGTAAAAAGAATTGATGACGTTGGTGATTATACGAATGCTGGAGACGTGCCATATCGTTTCGTGCCGTGCATGGTATCAGGCTTAGCTTATTACTTGGCACAAAAATATAATCCTGAATTAGTGCAACAAAATAAAATGTTGTATGAAGATGAATTAAATCGTGCAATAACAGAAGATGGTTCTTCAACTAGCACTTACATAACGCCAAGGACGTATTATAGTAATGTCTAAATATTCTATTGGTAAAAGAGCTAAAGCAATATCTGATCGCAGTGGTATGGCTTTTCCTTATAATGAAATGTTAAAAGAATGGAACGGTGCTCTAGTACATAGATCTGAGTTTGAAGCTAAACACCCACAATTAGAACCACATGCACACGCGGCTGATGCACAATCTTTACGAGAAGCAAGACCAGATAGAACTGAAACTGCTGTACCTAATTTGTTAAAAGATAATTCTTTTAAAACAGGAACTGCCGGCACAAGTTCTATAACAGTAACAGAAGTAGATCATGGTAGAGCTAGCAGCGATACTGTGCGTTTTTATAGCGCTGTTAGTTTCGATGGTATAACAGATACAAACATAAATAGATCTGCAGGATATACGATAACAGTTATTGATGCGAAGACTTATAGCTTTACCGTAGCAACAGATACTGCAACAACTGGTAATATAACAGGAGGAGGTTTCCGCGCTTACGCTGGCCCGGCAACAATAGTAGCATGACAACATACGCAGAACTAACACAACAAATAATAGATTATACTGAAACTGATAGTAATGTTTTAACAACAACTATTCTTAATGATATTATAGAACACGCTGAGTCTAGAATTTTTAGAAATGTAGATTTAGATATATTTAAAAAATATAAAACGGCCAACTTAACAATAGGTGATCCCTTTGTAGCTATGCCTGGAGCTACCCCACAACTTTTTGCTTTTGTTAGATACATACAAATTTTTGATACTGATAATGTACGTATTACTTTAGAGAAAAAAGACACTTCTTTTATTAATGAATTTGTGCCAAACAGAACTACTACTGGAACACCAAAATATTACGCAAATTGGGACAACGACACAATATTACTTGCTCCAGCGCCCGATGCAACGTATACTGTCGAACTAGCGTATAATGCGCAACCAACAGGACTATCTTCAAGTAACACAAGCACTTGGGTTAGTAGTAATGCACCAGAAATGTTGCTTTATGCCTGCCTCGTAGAAGCTTTTAAATTTTTAAAAAATCCGCAAATGGTGCAAATGTATGAACAGTATTATAAAGAGGCACTAACTCCATTTGCTGGTGAACAAATGGGCCGAAGAAGAAGAGATGAATACATGGATGGAATACCGCGAATACCGGTGCCGTCTGGAAACCCTTAAGGAGAATATATATGGCTAATGTAATTAGTAATGTTTTTAAAGATCAGTTGTTAAAAGGCAACCACAATTTTCAATCGGGTGGCGACACTTATAAAATAGCTTTGTATACTTCATCTAGAACCGCAGCAGCAACAGACTCTGTATTTGATACAACTAACGAAGCAAGTGGAACTAACTATACTAGTGGTGGTAATACCTTAACTAATAATGGTGTAACTGGTGGATCGTCAGCATCAACTGCTTTTATAGATTTTGCTGACACATCTTTTACTACAGCTACAATCACTGCAAAGTTTGCACTTATTTATCAATCAAGTGGTGGTGCAAATACTGCTAGTGCCAACGCTGTTTGTTGGTTAGATTTTGGCGGAGATTTTACAACTACTGCAGGAACTTTTACCATACAGTTTCCAGCAGCAGGAACGAGTACAGCAATTATAAGATTGGCATAAGGAGACTAGATGGCGTTAGTACTTAACGAAAGAGTCAAAGAGACCACAACCACAACCGGCACCGGTGCGTTATCCCTGGGTGGTGCTTCAGATGGTTTTGAAACTTTTGCTGCAGGTATTGGTAATTCTAATACTACTTACTATGCAATTTTTCACGCAACTGCAGATGAATTTGAAGTTGGTCTTGGCACACTAGATGGTGACAGTTCTGATCTTACGCGTACTACTGTATATGCTAGTTCTAACAGTGATAGTGCCGTTAACTTTTCTTCTGGAACAAAAACTGTATTTTGTACTATGCCCGCAGCGCGGTCCGTATTCCTGGACGCAGACGGTGATGTTACTCTAGGTGCTAATTTAGACGTTGGTGGTAATCTAACGGTAACTGGTACAACAACATTTAACGGTGGCACCCTAACTCTTGGTGATGCTAACACGGACAACATTGTTTTTGGTGGCGAAGTTGATTCTAATATTATTCCCGATGATGATAATACTTACGATTTAGGTAGCTCATCAAAAGAATGGAAGGACATTTATATTGATGGTGTAGCTTATGTAGATGCTATTAATTTTGCAGGCACTGCGATAAGTGCAACTGCTGCTGAACTAAACATTATGGACGGAGTTACGTCTACTGCTGCTGAACTAAACATTATGGACGGAGTTACGTCTACTACTGCAGAACTTAATATTTTAGACGGTGTAACTTCTACCGCAGCAGAACTTAATATTCTTGATGGTGTTACTGCAAGTGCAACAGATATTAATCTTATTGATGGAATAACAAACGGAACAGTAATAGCAAGCAAAGCTATTATAACAGATTCAAATAAAGATATAACTGGTGGTAGAAATATTACTATTAGTGGTGAACTTGATGCAGGTTCTCTTGATGTAAGTGGTGATGCAGATATCGATGGCACATTAGAAGCAGATGCAATAACAGTTAATGGTACCGCTTTAGCAAGTGTGATTGCCGGAACAACAGTAGCAAATGCAACACTAGCAGCAACGGTAACCGTTACCGATAGCACAGCTAACACAAACTTTCCGGTTGTATTCCACGATGAGTCAAATGCTTTATTAGATGACACCGGTGCACTAAGATATAATCCAAGCACCGGCGAATTACTTGTACCTAAACTAACTGTCGCTGGCACCACTACGACTGTAGACACCGTCACAATGAATGCTGAAAACGCAATAGTATTTGAAGGTGCTACTGCTGATGCCCATGAAACTACTCTTACAATTATCGATCCTACTGGTGATAGAACAATTAACTTACCAAACGTTTCCGGTACAATACCGGTACTAGCGGCTGCAAGCACAACACAAATTACATCTACACCTGAAGAATTAAATTTAGTAGACGGTATTACCGCAGGAACTGTATCAGCATCATTAGCTGTGATCGTAGATTCAAACAAAGATATAACCGGTTTTAGAAACGTAACTTTAACAGGCGAGCTTGATGCAGGATCTCTTGATGTTTCTGGAGACATAGATGTAGACGGTACTACTAATCTAGATGTTGTAGACATTGATGGTGCGGTAGACTTTGCATCTACAACTGCTCACGCAGGCACTGCAAGTTTTGTTGACAATGCAAAAGTAATTTTAGGAACAGGTAATGATTTAGAAATTTATCATGATGGTTCTAATAGCTACATTGATGAAACAGGTACAGGAAGATTAAATATTCGTGGTGCAGCTGATTTAGCAATTAAAAGCACAAATGATGAAACTTATATATATTGTGTTTCTGATGCTCAAGTTCAGCTTTACCATAATGACTCAGTCAAACTAGCCACGACTGCTACTGGTGTAAATGTAACAGGATTAGTAGAGTTTGATAGTATTAGTGGTACTGGCTCAGTAGCTATTACAGATATAGCTGATGAAGATGATATGAGCAGTGATTCTGCTACACTATTAGCAACACAACAGTCTATTAAAGCATATGCAGATACTAAAGCTACACCAGGATTCGCGGTTGCGATGGCAATCGCTCTATGATATAAGAAACTAGGAGAAAAATATGGCACAAGATTTTGAAAGTAACGGTAAAAGAATAACCAACTCAGCAACTACTATTTATACA